GTCGAGAGCATGGTAAACAAACTTGATGAAATGGAGACTAAACTCAACGAGCAGATCGAAAGAAATGTCTCCCTGAACAAGCGACTTGCTGAGTCGGTTGCCGATGGGATCGTATCTGAGGTTGCTGAGGGTCTTGCCCTGAGCCAAAAAGAGAAGCTCGCCCAACTCGCCGAGAGTGTTGAGTTTGAAAGTGAAACCTCATATCGTGAGAAACTGGAGACCCTGAAGGAGTCATACTTCGGTCAGAAAGTCCAGAAAGAAACTTCGGAGAAGGTGCTGAACGAAGAGGCTACAACACCTGAGTATACAGGTGCCATGAGCCAATACCTGAGCATCCTGAACCAAGTTGCTAAAAAGTGAATTTAAGATTATCAAACCCGTAAACACTTTAAATTAGGTAAACGCAAATGTTCCAATCAGAGCATCTGCAGGAAAAGTGGGCCCCTCTTCTGAATCATGAAGGCCTTGGTGATATCAAGGACGCCCACCGTAGAGCTGTCACAGCTTGCCTGCTGGAAAACCAAGAGCGCTTCCTGCGCGAAGAAAGAGAATTCCTGTACGAAACCCCAACCAACTCTGCTAACGCCGCTGGCGCTAGTGGTGGTTTTGGTGGCACTTCGGCCGCTGGTGGCCCAACTGCTGGTTTCGACCCCGTTCTGATCTCCCTGATCAGACGTTCAATGCCTAACCTGATCGCCTATGATATCGCAGGCGTTCAACCAATGAACGGTCCTACTGGACTGATCTTCGCCATGCGTTCGATGTACGGTACTGACCGTAATCCTGCGACTGGCACCGAAGCCTTCTACAACGAGCCCGATTCTGGGTTCTCTGCTCAAGACGCAGGTCTTGATCTCACCGCTGGCTTCACCTCACGTAACGCTGGTTTCGGTACAACCACAGGTCAGTCGGGTACTAACCCATCTGTTCTGGATTCAACCAACGCCAACCAGGCCCTCTACAACGTAGGTCAGGGTATGGTTACTGGTGATGCAGAAGCTCTGGATGACGGTTCGAACGCTTTCCGCGAAATGGGCTTCTCCATCGAGAAGGTTACCGTTACCGCCAAATCACGTGCCCTGAAGGCTGAGTACTCACTGGAACTGGCACAAGACCTCAAGGCTATCCACGGTCTGAATGCTGAAGCCGAACTGGCAAACATTCTCTCCACTGAGATCCTCGCCGAAATCAACAGAGAAGTCATCCGTACCATCTACAAGGTTGCTGAGTCTGGTGCTCAGGCTAACGTTGCTACCGCTGGTACTTTTGACCTGGACGTTGACTCCAATGGTCGTTGGTCGGTTGAGAAGTTCAAGGGTCTGCTGTTCCAAATCGAGCGCGACGCTAACGCGATTGCACAAAGAACTCGTAGAGGAAAGGGTAACGTTATCGTTACTTCCGCTGACGTTGCTTCTGCCCTGACCATGGCTGGTGTACTTGATTACACCCCTGCCCTGAACGCTAACCTGAACGTTGATGACACCGGCAACACCTTTGCTGGTACAATCAATGGTAAGTACCGCGTCTACATCGATCCTTATGCCGCCTCTGGTGGTGCTGAAGCCAACCACTACTATGTTGTTGGTTATAAGGGTTCTTCACCTTATGACGCTGGTATCTTCTACTGCCCATACGTTCCTCTCCAAATGGTTCGTGCCGTTGGTGAGAACAGCTTCCAGCCTAAGATCGGCTTTAAGACCCGTTACGGCATGGTCGCAAACCCATTCGCCGAGGGTACAACCCAAGGTCTTGGCCGCCTGCAGCAGAACGCCAACCGTTACTACAGAAGAGTCAAGGTCGCTAACCTCATGTGATCTATACTCCTCTGGAGATTATCAAGACCCCCTTTCGGGGGTCTTTTTTTGTCTAAATATAATGTTATCTTGCACCTCCACCAATGGGCAAACCAAAGAATAAGAAAGGTAAGTCCGCCAACGCGAAACAAAATAGTGGTAATGCGACGGCAAAGAAAGCCAAGAATGGAGGCAAGAAGAAATAATGGAGTTGATTGCCTTCATGATTGTTGGCTACATGGAGATTAGTCCTGGTAGTTGCAAACTTGAGTACCTTCGTTATAATGAAATACACTCGCTAGTAATTCCGTGCCACGAGAATGGAACACTCCAAAAAGGGAGTGTTGGAATGCTCCAATCCATAACATACTCAAAGCCATAGATAACCATACTCGTCTTTCGATGCAGACTGGTGATCTATGGCATGAAGAACAAGCTGAAATATTAAGAAAATATGTGAAGGATTTAAAGGTATGGATACACAAGGAAGAAGGATGGTGGAATGAATAAATAATAGTCCTTCCGTGTGAAAAGTGCCTCTGTGCATGATAAGACCTCCCTCAGGGGGTCTTTTTTATATCTAAATACAAATAAAAGCCCATGGCTGGTAATCCCTGTTTAGAACAGGTATCAAACAGAAATTTTCTGTCACCTGTTGGATTTAAACTGAAGATCAATAAATGCCCCAAAGTTGACTTTCTGGCTGTAGGTGCCAATTTGCCAGGTTTAACTTTAGGAACTGCAATACAACCAACATACTTGAAAGACATTGATCTTCCTGGAGATAAGTTGGTTTATGATGATTTCCGTGTCAATTTTCTTGTTGATGAAGACCTTCAAAACTATAGTGAAATTTACAAATGGATGGTAGGTCTTGGTTATCCAGACAGTCAAAAACAATTTATTGAATTGAGACAAGATGATGACTACTATCCCACCATTGGAGATAGAGATAATCCACACGCAGAATTTTCTGACGGCACTTTACAAATTCTCAATAGTAATCTAAGGCCTCAGGCATATGTTAAACTAGAAGGGCTCTTTCCAGTCGCACTGAGCTCTCTTGACTTTGATGCAACTCAAACAGATATTAGTTATTTTACAGCATCTGTAACGTTCAAGTACAAGATCTTCCAACTCCTTGATAAAAACTTTATTGAAGTATGAACCTTGAGACAATTCAGGAGATGTGGGAAAAAGATTCCCAGATCGATCCTGATGAATTGCACACCGCCTCTTTGGTGGTGCCTTCGTTACACTCTAAATACTATCAGTTATTCAATGATCTAAGACTTCTTCGCGCAAGAGCCAAGAAGAGGTATCAAAGTATTCTCCACGAACGTCATCTTTATTATTCTGGAAAGGCAGAACCAGAGGTTTACGAAAACGATCCTTTTCCATACAAGGTAAGAGAAAAGGATGCATTACAGAGATATCTGGATGCAGACGATAAACTGACTGAAGCTGAACTCAAGATTGAGTATTACGACACGATGATTGACTTCTTGGAAAATATTATCAAGACGATCCAGAATAGGACGTTTCAGATCAAGAATGCTATTGAATGGCAGAAGTTTATTCGTGGCTATGATTAGTATCTCCAAAAAGAATGAAGTATACCTGAAGATTGAGGCAGAACCTCATGTCTTTTATGAACTCAGTGATGAGTTCACTTTCGATGTCCCTGGGGCTAAGTTCATGCCCCAGTATCGAAATAAGTATTGGGACGGCAAGATAAGATTATTCAATACACAAACTGGTGAGATCTACGTCGGTCTTCTTGACAAACTTGTAGCTTTCTGTCGAAGATACGAATACGAATATCAGTTTGTAGATAACAAGTTTTACGGAACACCTTTTGAAGAGAATGAAATGATTTCTCTTGAAGGTGTTGGTGATTACATGAAAACCATCACTAGGTATGAACCAAGACCATACCAGATTGAAGGTGTTCATGATGCATTGAGATTTAATCGAAAGTTACTCATCTCTCCCACGGCTTCTGGTAAGTCGATGATGATCTATTCGATTGTTCGATATATGGTTGACAAAGGTCATGATGTTCTACTGGTTGTTCCTACAACCTCACTGGTAGAACAGATGTTTAAAGACTTTGAAGACTACGGTTGGGATGCAGAAAAATATTGTCACAAGATATATTCTGGTAAAGAAAAGTACGATAATCGCCCAGTAACGATCACAACTTGGCAATCAATCTACAAGTTGGAGAAAAAGTTCTTTGCAAGATATGGTTGTGTAATTGGTGATGAGGCTCACTTGTTCAAGTCAAAGTCTCTTGTCAGTATCATGACCAAACTTTGTGATGCAAAGTATCGTTTTGGTTTTACAGGAACACTAGATGGAACACAAACTCACAAGTGGGTTCTCGAAGGTTTGTTTGGTCCTGCATATAAAATCATTCGCACTGATGAGTTGATTGAGAAAGGTCACCTTGCAAAACTTGATATCAAGATCTTACTCATCAAACATGATCCACATAAGTTTGAGGCCTTTGAAGATGAAGTTCAATTCATCATCGGCCATGAGAAAAGAAATAACTTCATCAAGAACCTTGCATTAGATCTTAAAGGTAACACACTGGTTCTTTATAGTCGTGTGGAAAGTCATGGTGAGGTAATTTTCAATCTAATAAATAACTCCGTAACGGGACGAAAGGTATTTTTTGTCCATGGTGGTGTTGATGCCGAACACAGAGAAGATATTCGAGCTATAACTGAGAAAGAAGATAATGCCATTATTGTTGCATCATACGGCACTTTCTCTACTGGTATTAACATCAAGAACCTCCACAACGTAGTCTTTGCATCTCCTAGTAAATCTAGGGTTAGAAATCTGCAATCAATTGGAAGAGTATTAAGAAAAGGGAATAATAAAACAAAAGCTACTCTCTACGATATTGCGGATGATACAACATATGGTTCAAGAAAAAATTACACATTAAATCATCTCATTGAAAGAGTAAAAATTTACAATGAAGAGAACTTTAATTATGAAATCATTCCAATCAAGATGAGGCAAACATGAATGATATTTACGCAGTCATCAAATTAATTTCAGGTGAAGAAATCTTTGCACAAGTAGAAGAGTTTTATGATGAACAAACTAAAGCTATAATGGTTATTGATCCATGCACCATTAAAGAAATTCCATCTAGAAGAGGTAACTTTTCATTCTACAAAGTAGATGGATGGGTCAAACTTAGTGATGATAGGATCTTCTGTATAGAGATGAAACACATTATGTTCTACTCTAGATGTGAAGACATGGAGATTATATCCACATATAAGAAGTGGGTAAGATCTCTAAATAAGGACGATGAAGAGCCTTCCGCAATGAAGGTAGGTGTATCTACCTCTATGGGATATGTTTCTTCTGTAGATACTGCCAGAGAAAGCTTAGAAAGAATCTTTAAGCTAAAAGAGAATTCTTAGAGCTGTCTCTTGAACCCTGACAGAGTTATTGTACACACATTTCAGTAGCTTGTCAAGCTTAAAGTAATTTGATATAATACCTACATTATTATAAGGATCAATGACACATGTACGCTGTAATGACAAAGAGACGCAGATCAGAACACTACGTTAATAACAAAGAGTTTTTGATTGCCATTGTTGAGTACAAGGCTATGGTTCGCCGTGCAGCCGAAAAGGGTGAACCAAAACCACGTATCACTAACTATCTTGGTGAGTGTTTCTTGAAGATTGCAACTCACTTGTCTTACAAGCCAAACTTCGTAAATTACATGTTCAAGGATGACATGATTTGCGATGGTATTGAAAACTGTGTTCAGTACATTAATAACTTTGATCCTGAAAAGTCTTCTAATCCTTTTGCATATTTCACTCAAATTATTCACTATGCATTCCTGAGAAGGATTCAGAAAGAGAAAAAACAACTGGAGATCAAATCAAAGATCATCGAAAGAAGTGGCTATAGTGAAGTCTTCTCTGATGATGGTATGATGGCTGGTAGTGAAAGTGATTACAACACTATTAAAGATAACATTAACTATCGATATAACCAATGAGTATTGATGATGATTTTTGGATTGATGATTGTTTCCGCGTCTACAAAGGTAAATTTCTTTGGAAATCATTTCTAAAAGACGGAACAGAAGTAATCAATGGACTTACTAAAGAAAGTGTAATTTCTGGCACAAGATTTTATCTTAAAGGAAAACAAGAAGGATTTCCAGATCCAATATCTACACATGATGGAACTGTTGGAGGTAAATTGTGACCGATAGTAACAAGATCCTTGCAGACATGCAGGCTCAAAATATCGCATCCCTTCTTAATGGTCAGTTGTCCTACTGGACAGTTACCAATAAGTCTGGTAAACTAATTCGTAAAATTGTCATCGAGTATGAAGATCGCTATCATCACTGATCAACACTTTGGAGCCCGTAAGGGTTCTAAGTTGTTTCATGCGTACTTTCAACAGTTCTATGATGAGGTCTTCTTCCCAACTCTAGAGAAAGAAGGTATCACTACAGTTGTGGATATGGGTGATACCTTTGATAATCGTAGAGGTATTGACTTCTGGGCCCTTGATTGGGCCAAGGAAAACTATTACAACCGTCTTCGAGAGATGGGTGTGACTGTACATACCATCATTGGTAATCACACTGCATATTACAAGAATACCAATGACATTAATGCAATTGAGTTGTTGTTAAGTGAATATAAAAACGTAATATGTTACAATAAAGTTACCGAGGTTACACTTGGTAAACTCAAAACCTTGTTTATTCCTTGGATCAATCAAGAGAACGAAAAAGAAACCTATGAAACTATTGAAAAGACTGATTGCTCGTGTGCGATGGGGCACCTTGAACTCAGAGGATTTAATGCTAATCGATACGTCGTCATGGAACATGGTGCTGAAAGCGACGTATATTCGAAGTTCACCAATGTCTTCTCGGGACATTATCACACTCGAAGCGAAAAAGGAAACATCCGTTATCTAGGAAATCCTTATGAGTTGTACTGGAGTGATGTTGATGATGCAAGAGGTTTTCATATCTTCGATACTGATACTTTAGAAGTCACTCCAGTCAACAATCCCTTTAAGATGTTTTATAACATCTATTACGAAGATACACCACATCAACTCATTAATACAAAAGAGTATAATGACAAGATTGTTAAGGTTATCGTTCGCAAAAAATCTGATCCTCTTCAATTTGAAAAGTTTCTTGATAAACTCTACAAGTCTAATGTTCATGAGTTAAAGATCGTAGAGAATTTTGATTTTAATGGTTTCTATGATACTGAAGATCTTGAAAGTGATGAGAGTGAAGACACGATCAGTATCCTGAATAGATACATAGATGAAGCAGAAGTCTCTTTAGATAAGTCAATTATCAAGAACATCCTCAAGGAGATTTATATCGAAGCTTGTGAGGTCGATTAATGTACATTCTCACCGTCCAAGGAAAAGAAACAGAAGGCGCATACGCTGTTGAAAACGAAGATGGTGAGAAGACTCTTTTCATGTTCGAAGAACAGGATGATGCAGAACGTTATGCCATGATGTTATCTATGGCTGATGAAGATTATCCTGTTCTGGAAGTTGTGGAAGTAGAAGAAGAAGTTGCCATACGTGCGTGTGAGATGTATGATTATCCATATGTTGTAATTAGTTCCACTGACTTGGTAATCCCCAAAGATTATGATAAGATTTAAGACTATCAAATGGAAGAACTTTTTAAGTACTGGAAACCAGTGGACAACCATTAATTTTGAAAACAGTGCCACCACACTGATCATTGGTACAAATGGAGCTGGTAAGTCTACTGTTCTGGACGCACTTACATTTGTTCTGTTCAACAAACCATTCCGTAAGATCAACAAACCTCAACTGGTCAACTCTACCAATGAGAAAGATTGTAGAGTTGAGATTGATTTCAATGTCGGTACAAGAGAGTATCGTGTAGTTCGTGGTATCAAACCTTCCATCTTTGAGATCTATATTGATGGTAAGATGATGAACCAGGATGCTGCAACTGCAGATCAACAGAAGTATCTTGAGAATAATATTCTCAAGTTGAACTACAAATCTTTCACACAGATTGTAATCCTGGGATCTTCAACCTTTGTTCCCTTCATGCAGCTACCTGCTGCAGGCCGTCGGGAAGTGATTGAAGACATTCTTGATATCCGTATCTTCTCTGCAATGAATGCGGTGGTCAAAGATAAAATTCGTCAAAATCGTGAGGAGGTAAAGGTCCTTGATCTCAAAAAAGATAACCTTGTGGACAAGGTTGAAATGCAGAAAGAGTTTATCCGTCATCTGGAAGAAGAAGCTCAACAAGAAATTGAACGAAAGAAAAACAAGATTGATGAACTAAATCTAGACATTGATTCTCTTTGCAAAAACACTCTTTCTTTACAGAAAACTGAGAACACTCAAAGATCCACTCTTGAAACTTTGAGTTTTGATGCAACCAAGATCCGTAAGTTGGGTAATCTTCGTGGTAAGATCACTCAAAAAGTATCGACCCTAACAAAAGAGTTGCAGTTCTTTAAGGATAATACGGTATGCCCTACCTGCACTCAATCAATTGAGGAAGATTTTCGCTTAAATAAAATTACTGACGTTCAAGATAAAGAACTGGAGCTTACGCAAGGTCTTCAAGATCTTGAAACAGCGATTAAAGAGGAGGAAGAAAGAGAAGGTCAGTGGATTGCCCTATCAAAAGAGGTAAGTAAACTCTCTAATGACATTTCTCAAAACAATACTAAGATTTCTGGACTACAACGCCAGGTCAACGATCTGGGATCTGAAATTCAAAGAATTACCGATCAGTTACAAAACAGAAATACTGAGCATGAGAAGTTAAATCAACTCCAAGAACAACTGAATACAACCTATGACGAACTTGTTCAAAGTAAGGAGGATGTAAGTTACAAAGATTTTATTTACTCTCTTCTTAAAGATGGTGGAGTTAAAGCGAAGATCATCAAAAAATATCTACCGTTGATCAATAGACAGGTCAATCGGTATCTGCAGATGATGGACTTCTATATCAACTTCAATCTGGATGAAGAGTTCAACGAGAAAGTCCAATCTCCAATTCATGAGGACTTTTCTTATGCTTCGTTTTCTGAGGGCGAAAAGATGCGTATTGACCTCGCCCTCCTTTTCACTTGGAGAGAAGTAGCTGCCTTCAAGAACTCTACTAATACAAATCTCTTGATCATGGATGAAGTGTTTGATAGTTCTCTTGATGGTTTCGGTACTGATGAGTTCTTGAAGATTATCCGTTACGTCATCAAGGATGCAAACATCTTTGTCATCTCCCACAAGGATGGTCTGCAGGACAAATTCCAAAGTGTCATACAGTTTGAAAAAGTCAAAGGTTTTTCCCGTATGGTGTCCTGAGACACCAGAGAACAATGCAGGTCCCGAACAGGTATCACCACTCTAAGAAGGAACAGAAGATCAAACTCAAACCCCAACAGTTGAGACAATCTCGCGCACGTCTTAAGGCTCTTAAGAAGAAATACCAAATAAATACTTAAAAAGTATTGGTGTAATGAAAACCTTTAAGGAGTTTGTAGGAACCAACGAACACTTGAGTGAGAATGTGTTTGATAACATCAAACAAGCCGCTCAAGTGTTTAGGTATATGACGGGTATTGATAAAATGCCTCGCAAACCTCCTGCAGGCCCTGTAAATTTGAAGAATGTTTATAAGGGTTCTTCCCCACAAGCTTCTAAACCTCAACCATATAATATGGGTTCTGGATCTCCTAAACCCAAACCATCTGCCCCTGCAGTAAAACCATCTCAGGGAATGTCTCTTCCAACTAGAAGTCCACATGTGGCGGCTGCAGCTGCAGGACTGCAGTCATATAATACTGGTGATGCAACATTAAAGGCTGCAATGAAGAGAGGAGATTATAAGCCACAACAGGGTCCAAGAAATCCTGATCAAGGATTAACAAAGGCTGGATCCTTCGATAAAGCTTTTGCAAGAGCCCGTAAGGCAGGTGAGAAAGAATTTACTTGGAACCAGAAACGTTATACCACCAAACTCAAGGGTGAGTGACACCTGAGAAACTGGCCACATGACCCCCAGGCGGTCGCCTGGGGGTTTATACTATGTGCATACCGATGAGACCCCATGACTGTCAAGTTTGAGATCAAAGACCAACTGGCTCGTCTCCTTGCACAGGAAGACCTGATTGTAGAACATAAAAATTGCGAGACTGCACAATTCAACGTTGAGACCCGTGTACTGACCCTTCCTAACTGGAACCGTGCAAGTGAAGTTGTTTATGATCTTCTTGTCGGTCATGAAGTTGGTCACGCACTCTATACTCCTAACGAAGACTTCTCTCACGTCAAAGCTCCTAAGTCTTATCTCAACGTGACTGAAGATGCGCGAATTGAGAAACTGATGAAACGTCGTTTCCCTGGTCTTGCGAAGTCTTTCTTCCGTGGTTACACTGAACTGAATGAGAATGATTTCTTTGGGATTGAAGGTGAAGATCCCGATAAGTTCTCTTTCATTGATCGTATCAATCTGTACTTCAAGGGTAACCTTGACATGAAGTTCAGTGATGAAGAGAAACCCTTCATTGATATCGTTTCTTCTTTGGAAACCTTTGCGGATGCATGTCTGGCTGCAGAACAGATCTATGCATTCACTCAAGAAAAGAAGAAAGAGAAAGAAGATATTCCCACTCCAGAGATGATCCAATTCGAGAGTGAAGGTTCTTCTGGTGGTGATGGTTCTCCTATTGAAGGTTCTGGAGACAGTGAGTGGATGAATGATCTTGAGGAAGAAGGTGAAAAAGGTCAAGAAAACGGCCCTGGTGCTGGTATTTCTGGTGGTGATACCTTTGAAGAAGGTTTCACTGATGACAATCTTCAAGAGAAGATCGAACAACTCTGTGGATATTCCTATGGTGATACGATTTACCTAGAAGTTCCTGAAGTTAAACTTCATCATCTTGTCGTTTCTCCTCAACGGATTTGGAACTACTTTGAAGAGAGGAACACTGAACGAGTTGAGGATTGTAAGGATCGCGGTTATGATCCTGATCAGTACTATGTGGATGAGTACAATTCTTTCAAGAAGTCGGCTCAAAAAGAAGTCAACTATCTGGTCAAAGAATTTGAGATGAAGAAGTCTGCAAGTGCATATGCACGGGCTGCAACCAGTCGCACTGGTGTTCTCAACACTGGTCTGTTGCACACCTACAAGTTCAATGAGGATCTTTTCAAGAAAGTGACTGTTCTTCCCGATGGTAAGAACCACGGTCTCATCTTCGTTCTTGACTGGTCTGGTTCAATGCAACATGTTCTCAAGGATACTGTCAAACAACTTCTCAATCTTGTTTGGTTCTGTCGCAAAGTCAACATTCCGTTTGAGGTTTATGCATTCTCTAACGAATGGTTCCGTCAATGTGATGATGCTGCAGATATGCCTCCGTTGAATTATCGCAGCCTCATTCACCAGGATGATGTTCCCAATACTCTGGCTATTGCTGGGTTCTTCAATATGTTGAACTTCCTGTCCAGTAAGACTCGTGCGAAAGATTTCGAACGTCACTGTAAAAACCTCTATCTTCTTGCATCTAATCCTGGTGGATATGCCCGACTGATGTTGTCTGGAACTCCCCTGAATGAAGCTTTGATCTCTCTGTACAAACTCATTCCTCAGTTCAAAGAACGTCATGGTGTTGAGAAACTGAATGCAATCATCCTGACCGATGGTGAAGCCCAAACTATTCCTTACATCATTAAGTATGAGAATACCTATGGTTTCAATCACGTCAGTGATCGTTGTGTTCTTCGTGATCGTAAACTGGGAACCACTTACAATATCCCTGGTCGGTGGTCTGGTCCCACTACGGCTCTACTGAAGAACCTTGGAGATCGTTTCCCTGAAGTAAACATTCTGGGTATTCGCATTCTTGGTGGTAGTGAATTGCGTCGTTATCTTTCGAACCAAGAATTAGAGTATGATGAGGTTGAGAAAGTCATGGTACAGTGGAAAAAGAACAAGTCTGCAACTGTTGCTGGTATTCAAGGTTATACCAAATACTTTGCAATGTCTTCTAGTTCTTTGGGTAATGACAGTGAATTTCAAGTTGCAGATAATGCAACTAAGTCTCAAATCAAAACTGCATTCTCAAAATCTCTGCAGTCTAAAAAACTGAACAAGAAAATCCTGAGTGAATTCGTAGAGGTTATCGCATGAACATCTTCGTCACACATCCCTTCCCTGCCGAAAGTGCCATCTGTCTTCCTGACAAACATATCGTCAAGATGCCTTTGGAATGTTGTCAAATGTTATCTATTATTGCTTCTTCTTGGTATCATTCTTACGGAACTTTGGCAAAAGGAGACGGGACGCCCTATAAGACAGAGAAAGGTGCCTTTCGTAACCACCCATGTACGAAATGGGCGGCAGACACCGTGGATAACGCCTACTGGCTCATCAAGTGGGGACTAAACTTGTGTGATGAATACGCACTGCGATATAATAAAACTCATGCCTGTGAGAACACATTAATACAGGCATATTATCTTTTCCCCAAAGGTAAACTGAACAAAGTAACTCCATTTGCCCGTGCAATGCCTGAAGAATGGAAGTTTGATGACAGTATAGATACTTTTACCGCATACAAGTTGTACATCAACTCCAAGCCTTGGGTTGCGGATAATTATCTTCGTTGTCCAGAACGTAAACCAGAGTGGATAGATTAGAGAGACCTTGTTATCAAAAAGGTGCAAGTGAATGGATTATTATCAAGAAAGACATTCTTCATTACCATAAGTTGCCTTATACGATCAGTATGATCCTTGAGTGTTCTCGAAGAATGAGAGATTGTCTTACACCAGATCTTCTTACTAAGAAGTATCGTGAGGAGAATAAAACTAACCCGATGTATGGTCACTGTTACCATGCAACTCAGGCCATGTATTATTTTCTTGATACTGATACTCTGGATCCCATGAGTGCCAGAGATTACAGAGGAGATCTTCACTGGTGGTTGAAAGACCGTGAGACTGGATTTGTAATTGATATGACTGCAGATCAATATTATTCAGTTGGTAAAGAACCACCACATAACAAAGGTAAAGTCTCTAAGTGGTATGGATGGAAACAGAGACCACATAAGAGAACCATGGTTCTTATGATGAAAATGCAACAGGACGCCACCATGGACAGTTGGGAGGCTGACCACCCTACCCCCTCCTAGGGGGTTTTTTCATGTATATTACATACATACCAATGAGGGTTCCAACCAAATGTCCAACAACATCATCAACGCACTCCGCGATACCTACGGTGATAAGATCACTTCTGGTGATGTTCGTGGGTACTGTGCCGCCAACGGCATCTCTTATCCTACTGTGACTAAAAAACTTGAAGATTATAAAATTTCCCGTGGTAAGTGGAATTTGACTGTGCAAGAAGCCCGTCAACAACTTGAAAAAACCGTGACCGCACCTGCGGTGGTTCCTCCTATCGAACAAAACCTCATTCCAAAGAAAGATGATACCTTCGTCAAGTTTGGTAATTTTAACGATATTAAAAAAATTATTCAGTCCCGTCTTTTCTATCCTGCGTTCATTACGGGTCTTTCGGGTAATGGTAAAACGTTCTCTGTGGAACAAGCTTGTTCTCAACTGGGCCGAGAACTGATCCGTGTTAATATCACCATCGAAACTGATGAAGATGACCTTATTGGTGGTTTTCGTCTTGTTAATGGTGAAACTGTTTGGCACAATGGACCAGTCATTGAGGCTCTGGAACGCGGAGCTATTCTCCTTCTAGATGAAGTTGACCTTGCTTCTAACAAAATCCTCTGTCTTCAATCCATCCTTGAGGGTAAGGGTGTGTTCCTGAAGAAGATTGGTCGTCACATTGAACCCACTCCTGGTTTCAACGTAATTGCAACCGCAAATACCAAGGGTAAGGGTAGTGATGACGGCCGTTTCATCGGGACTAACGTTCTCAACGAAGCTTTCCTTGAACGTTTCCCTGTGACCTTCGAACAATCTTATCCTTCTCCTAAGATCGAACAGAAGATCCTTGAAGGTATCTCTCTTGATCTGGGGATCGAAGATCGTGACTTTTGCAATCGTCTTTGTGACTGGGCTGATATCATCCGCCGCACTTTCTATGACGGTGGTATTGAAGAAATCATCAGTACTCGTCGTTTGGTTCACATCATCCGTGCCTACTCTATCTTTGGTGACAAGGTGAAAGCCATTCAAGTTTGTCTCAATCGTTTTGATGAAGAGACCAAAGGTGCATTCATCGATCTGTACGACAAAGTTGACGAAAATGTTGACATCAAGGCCAGTGATGAGGTACAATGAGTAATGTATCTCTATATGATGCGATGAACGATTTTGATTTTATTCGTGAGAATGGGGGGTTTGACTACACTCCCCTTTCAATTGGAAAAGAAGAAACTTCCAGTGGTACTGTCTTCACTATGAAAGTGGCTGATAAAACAAACCAGAATGGCTTCTGGAAATACCAAGAAGACAAAACACTTAAAGAAATCGAACAATATCTCACAAGTACATATCACCAACACTATACTTCTCAAGAATCCAAAACTCAAACCCTAGACCTGATTGAGAGTATCGGTGATGCTGAACCATTCACCAGGTCTAATGCAATTAAATATCTCTCACGCTTTGGTAAGAAGGGTGGTAAGTCTAGACTTGACATCCTGAAAGCCATCCATTATTGTATTCTCCTCTACCACTTCTCTGGTCTTCACAATGAACGCAAGGACACCTATGAAACTTTCTAGTAACACCACCAACATCCTCAAGAACTTCTCCCAGATCAACCAGTCTATCCTGATCAAACAGGGTAACAAACTGAAGACCATCTCTGTGATGAAGAATATTCTGGCTGAAGCTGAGATTGAGGAGGAGTTTGAGAAGGACTTTGCGATCTACGATCTCAACCAGTTCCTGAGTGGTCTGTCTCTGTATGATGCACCTGATCTTGAGTTTGGTGAAAGTTACCTGACCATTCGTGATGGTCGCCGTCGTGCAAAATACTTCTTTGCAGATCCTGATGTGATCGTTTCTCCTCCTGAGAAAGAGATCTCTCTCCCTACCCGTGATGTGTGTTTCACTGTTGCAACTCAACAGTTGGACAAACTCCTCAAGGCTGCTGCAATCTATCAGGTTCCTGACCTGTCCGCAATCGGTCGCAATGGTAAGGTTGAACTGGTGGTTCGTGACAAGAAGAATGATACTTCTCACGAATTCAGTGAAGAGGTTGGAGAGGCTGGAGATGATTTCGTATTCAACTTTAAGGTTGAGAACATCAAGATCATTCCTGGTACTTATGATGTTGTAATCTCTTCCAAACTCCTTGCAGAGTTCACCAATAAGAACACCGACCTGAAATACTACATCGCTTTGGAACCAGACTCTACTTTTCGATGAAACATATCCTGTTTACCCTTAAAGAATGTCCCTCTGAACTTCTTGATGACGAAGGGTGGATCAGAGATACTGTTTATATGGCATCCAAAAAATGCAACTCCACCTTGTTGGCGTTGCATTCTCACAGGTTTGATCCTCAAGGAGTTACCTGTGTTGCTATGCTTGCAGAAAGTCACATCAGTATTCATACTTGGCCCGAACTAGGTATCGCTGTATGTGACATCTTTACTTGTGGAGACCACACAGATCCTCAAAAGGGTGTAGACTGGATGAAACGAGAACTAGAAGCGGGTAATATCGTATCTTCAGAATTCATTAGACCTATGGAGTGATTTATGTTTGATAATAAACCATACAAAGTTGTCGATAACTTTCTCCCTCAAAAATATTGGGAAAGAATTCATTCATCACTATCTTCTCCATATTTTCCTTGGTATTTTCAAAATGACATTACAGATTATTGTAATGTCAATAAAAATGTAGATTCTCTTGGTCATCTTGGATTTAACTCATGGGTTATTAGAAATGGTGCCGATCTTCCTATGGTTCATGACTGGCTTCCTTCTCAAGAATTAATTCTTCCCTTTTGTTATGCCGTTCAAGATTTAATTGGGGTTGAAAGTAGAATTAATAGGGTTAGATATGATATGACAATATATAACCCAAATGTTCATTTGCATAAACCACATATTGATATTGAAGATGTTCCACATGTTGCATCTGTTTATTATGTAAATGATAGTGATGGAAATACTGTTCTTTATAAACAAAGATCTACTAAGTATGATGAAAAGTTGTTTCCCAAAAAATTAGATATTCTTTTGGAAGTAGAACCAAAAGCGAATAGAGTTTTAATTTTTGATGGATCATTAATTCATACTGGACATTCCCCATCAAAAAACAATAGTCGTGTTATTGTTAATTCAAACTACCTAATTTAAAGATGTCTCGTAATGATTTCCTTTGGGTCGAAAAGTATCGACCCAAAACCATTGAAGATTGCATTCTCCCATCATCGATCAAGAAGACATTTCAAGAATTTCTTGACGCGGGAGAACTGCCTAATTTACTTCTTGCGGGTCCTGCAGGTGTGGGTAAAACCACTGTTGCAAGGGCCCTTTGTGAACAACTTGGATGTGACTACATTGTAATCAATGGATCTGATGAAGGACGTTTTCTTGACACGGTACGGAACCAAGCCAAAAACTTTGCATCGACCGTCTCACTTTCTTCGAGCGCTAAACACAAAGTCATCATTATTGATGAGGCTGACAACACAACCCACGATGTTCAACTCCTCCTACGGGCGAACATTGAGACGTTTTATGGTAACTGTAGGTTTATTTTCACCTGTAACTACAAAAACAAAATCATCGAACCTCTTCACTCCCGTTGTGCGGTCGTTGAGTTCTCCATCCCTGGTAAATCAAAACCAACCATTGCAGGTAACTTCTTCAAACGTGTATGCACTATCCTTGATACAGAGAGTATCACGTATGATCAAAAAGTTATTGCAGAACTGATTAACAAACACTTCCCCGATTGGAGACGTGTTCTTAATGAACTGCAGAGGTACTCTGTTAGTGGTACTATTGACAGTTCTATTCTTGCAGAGTTTTCTGATGTTAAAGTAAATGATCTCATTAAAAGTCTTAAAGAAAAGGACTTCGCTGAAGTTCGTAAATGGGTCGTTAATAATCTGGACAACGATCCTAGTGTATTATTGCGTCGTGTTTATGATGCTCTTTATAATGCCGTTGAGGGTCCTTCCATTGCTGCTGCTGTCCTCATTATTGCTAAGTATCAGTATCAGATTGCCTTCGTTGCCGATCAGGAAATTAATCTTCTGGCGGCGTTAACTGAAATTATGGTCGAATGTAATTTTCAATGATTAAAAAACTTTTCAATCCAAAAACAGAACTTTATCAGGCATTTAAAGAATTTGTTACTGGTAGTGAATTTCCATGGATTTGGATTGATGAGAAAAAACTAAAACTTAATACTCAAAAAGGTCATCAAGATCTTGGATATTACATGCATGTTTTTTTGCAAACTCCATCTCAAGGTTCTTTTTATCCAAAACCAGTTTGTACAAATGTTGATTATGCAGTAAATCTTTTTCTAGAGATTGCGAAAGAAAACAAAATAGAAACTAAAGTAATCTATAGAATTGCTGCAAACTGTGTACATTCTTCAAATTCTATGATGTACAGTGTTGTCCATGAGGATCATGACTATCCACATAAAGTAATGTTGGTATATCTAACAGATCCAAATGGCGGGGATACAATGTGTGAAGGTGAAAGTTTTTTAGGGCTGGAGGATGATATTGTAATATTGGAAGGTAAACACTGTCACAGACCTCCTATTGATGGAAGAAGAATTGTTCTTGTATATACATTTTTAGATAATGAACTTTCGTGCAGACTACAGAAATGACTTACATTACCAAACAAGACATCAACAAGTTTGGGTCTTACACTGATCGTAGAAATCACTTTGATGATGAACTTGATGTTGATGCCTTCATTGCGTTCCTTAAGACCATATACATAGATGGTAATGTAGAGTACAGGAAAAAACCTTTCGGTGAATACGAAGTAGATCTTGGTGTCTACATCAATGGAAAAATTTCCTTTACTGTTGATGTGGAACGATGGAGTGCTTGGGAAAATGAGTGGCCACATTTTTATTCACACGTCAGTTTCCTGGGTAGAAAAGAAAAGTTCTTGAAGAGAAAAGAAAACTTTGTGATGGTTAATTTTAACTATAACCGCACAAAGTTTATTTGCATAGACAAGAAAGATATAGTAAAATATTCTACAATTGACAGACACACCAAAGGTAAACTTGATAAAGTCAGGAAAATATCCTTTGATGATGCCCGTCTCTATGGACCAGAACTAACCGAAAGGGAAAAGTCTCTGTTCAAAAACCACAAGGTTCGTGAGATCAAATGATTTTAAGTGAAAATGATGCAGTGTACGCTGCAGATAAGTTCATCAATTACTTTTCTAACATGGATCGTATTGATGAGTATCTTCGCAATGTAAAGATTGAGAGAGTTCTCAATCGCAGCCCCCTTTCTCAGTTCTATGAGGAAGAAGATACTCATGGTATGTTCACTGCATTTGACATGCATCCAGAAGATATGGATATTGCATGTTATGAAGCTGTGGATCTAAAGAAGACCAGTGGAAAAGTTTCTGGTATTCGTTCACTTAAAGAGTTCAATGAGAAACTGCAGATCACTACTTCTCACGCAATTGAGGATAGTGTTCCTGGTAAGTCTCTCAAGTGGATGGTTGTAGAAAAAAATACTAATACTATTCTTGGTTTCTGTAGGTTTGGTTCTCCCACAATCAATTCTAAACCACGTAATGAATGGTTGGGTCAAACTCCAGACCTGACGATCTTCAATCGTCATGCAATCATGGGATTTATTATTGTACCTACACAACCTTTTGGTTATAACTATCTTGGAGGTAAACTTCTTGCGATGCTTTGTTGTACGCATGAAGTTAGGGAGATACTTAACTCTAAGTATGATGCAAATATTTGTCACTTTGAAACTACATCTCTCTATGGTTCGACCAAGAGTGCATCTCAGTATGATGGTTTGAAACCTATCATGAGATACAAAGGTCTCACTGATAGTAACTTTACACCTCTTCTCCACGATCACATCTTCAAGGATCTAAACAAATGGTTTATCGAGAGGAACAACGGAGAGATGTTGGTGAAAGCCGACGCATCCAGTCGCAAACTGAAGACGCAACAACGGATGATTGCGATAATCAAGAAAAGCTTACCTTCTCACAAGGTTGTGGAGTTCACAACTGCGATTGCAAATGCAACCGCACTGACTGAGAAGAAACGTACATACTTCTCTGATTATGGATTTGCAAATGTACGCGAAGTTCTTCGTGGTGAAGAAACACAACTTGTAGAAAATCCCCAGAACTTTGAGAAGTTCTATATGGAGGCTGTGGTTGATAAGTGGAAGAAAATGGCTTCGAAACGTTATGCCAAGTTGAAAGAAGATGGTAATCTCCGCACAGAACTAGAGGTTTGGACTAAGGATATGGAGATTGACATAATTCGATAAGTCTAAATAGACTAGCCATATTCTCAATATATGACATTAGATCTTCATAACTTTTTCAAGTATTATGATGATGATAATGCGAACCATGTAGCTGCAGTTCAATGGTTGGAAGATAATCTTCCTGCACAGTTCATGGATGATTCTGAGACTGAGTGGATTGGAATTTTTAGAACGAAACCACCAACTCCAGAAGTTCTTGCAGTTCCTTACTATAATCAGGTAGATAACTACAGAGATGCACACAGAACTTGTAACAGTTCTTCCTGTGCAATGTGTTTATCTTTCCTCAAACCTGGTTCCATTAAAGGTGACGACGAATACGTCAAGAAAGTATTCGAAATCGGTGATACCACAGACCACGCCGTACAGACAAAAGTTCTTGCTGCGTATGGTGTCAAGTCGCACTTTAGTTACAATCTTTCATTCAGTGATATCGATAAGAGCCTTGATGCTGGTAAACCAGTTGTCATTGGTATTCTTCACCGTGGATCACTGACTAATCCCACTGGTGGACACATGTGTGTAGTCATCGGTAAGACTCCAGATGGAAAGGGATATTTCATTAATGATCCATATGGTTCTCTCAATGACAACTATACTGGTCCAGTGACAAATGGTAAGAAAACCATTTACACCAAAGCCGTTCTCAAACATCGTTGGTGCCCTGGTGGTAACGATGGTTGGGGTAGAATTTTTGACTGAGGAGAAAACTAATGGCAAGGATCGATTTACACAACTTCTTTAAGTTCTACGATGAAAGAAACCCTAACCATGTGAAAGCAGTTCAATGGTTAGAGGATAATCTGCCTGTTAAGTTCCTGGAGGACAATATTGATTGGGCAGAAATCTATCGCGGAAAAAAGTCTAGTGCTGCACCAGCCCCTGCCGCTGCTGCAGCTCCTGTAGCTGGTGGTGATGACATGCCCATGATGGGTCTCAAACTAATCAAAGAGTTTGAGGGATGTCATTTGTCTGCCTATCCTGATCCCCTCACAGGTAATCTTCCAATCACGATTGGTTGGGGTTCAACCCGTAAGAAGGATGGATCTCCTTTCAAACTTGGAGAGACAATCACCCAACAGGAAGCTGATGAACTTCTCATTAGTCAGTGCAAGAACCAGTTCCTTCCTTCCCTTCGTAAAATTCCACATTGGAATGAGATGACTGATGGAAAGAGAGGTGCTCTTCTTTCTTTTGCATATAATCTTGGTGCTGGGTTCTACGGTGGAGATAATTTCAATACCATTACCAAACGACTGAAGAATAAAGAATGGGATCTGGTGCCCGATGCGCTTTATCTCTACAGAAATCCTGGTTCAAATGTAGAAGCAGGTCTTGCTCGTAGAAGAAAAGCTGAAGGTGAAGCTTGGAAAAAAGGTTAACTTCACTAACACACTAGAATGGAATTTCTCAACAACAAGAAAAAGGAAAACGCTTTGGGACAATTAATTCGTATTGCTATCTTGAGTTGGTCTGCCGCCCTCCTTACTGCATCTTATGCAGGTCTTCTCGCTAAGATGGATCCAACTTTTATTGCAACCGTGTTCACCGCATCTGCTGCAACCTTTGGTATTAATACCATGAAGAAAGGTGGTGACGATGATGATGATCATAAGAAGGAAGAACAGAGAACTGAATATGTGGTCTCTGAGCCTGCTCCAGTTTGGAATGATGAAGTAATGGCTGCACCCCCAAGAGACGTATCTCTTGAAGAGAGGGTAGAAGCCCTTGAAACTAAAGTAGAAGGTGAAGAGGGTGAAGGGTTTGTACAACCAAGAACCTTATAATATTTTTATTTTATTTTAACATCGTAAAATAATAACAATCTTCAAAAAAATCTTCTTTAATATTTTTTTGAATATATGCCCTTCCCCCCAATTTAGATTGTAATAGGGGGAAGGGATACTCATCGCAGTGAGGATTGTTTATGTAAATTTTATCAACAAATCCAGTGTCTCTAATTAAATTTTCATCACAAGTGATTCCATTATAAGAATCATAACCATATAGATTATTTTTTATATTAAAATCTCCAATACAAATAATTCCAGTTTCAATATTTTTAATTTCATCCTTGAGGGGCCAATACTCTCCCCAATGTGCATCTAAGTAATATAAAGTTGTTATATTTTCTTTTCCTTCAGTTGACGTTACTATATCAGAACTTTCATTTAATGTTGAAACATTTGAATATTTTTTAAGTCTTTTTTGGGAAAAGTTGAAAAACTCATATACCGACTCAGTTGTAACTATCTCTAATTCTGGATAATTTTTTGCAAGATACTCTGTAGTATCTCCCATATTAGTTCCAGTTTCGACTATTTTTTTGACATTATATTTTTTAATTAAATAGTCTATTTCTAATGCATGGTGTATATCAAATCCAAATGGTCCTCCACCATCGGATACAAAGCAGTATCTATCCGTTGTATAAAAATTATAAAGTAATCTTTCAAGTTCTTGCATTTTAAATCAATATATTTTAATCTATATAGTTTATCACTGGAGATGCATGATGCAAAAGATTATTAATGCGTTGGCAGTCGCCTCATTTGTACTAAGTGCATCTGCGGTTGGTGCGGGTGTTTATGCTTACATGAATAGAGAAACTCTCTTGGAACAAGCGAAACGCGAAATTATGGAGGCAGTAATGCCAAAAGGCGTTAAACAAATTACTGAGAAACTACCTATCAAATTGTTCTAATGTACATTGCAAAGAAAGAAGGTGTTGCAGGAACTTGGGATTATTTCCAAGACAATATTAATGATAGCCCAAAGTGGACAAAGGATAAGTCAAGAGCTGGTACTTTTAATACAAAAGAAGATGCTCTATCTCATTCCAATCCCACAGGTCTTTATGATATTGTGATTGAAATGGTTTGATCTCTTGACAAAAACTAAATAGTAACTTATTATGTAAGAACCCACTTCGGTGGGTTTTTTATTATGAGATCTTGATTTGATTTAGAGCCGTGGAGATTGCCTTTTGAGAAAAAGGTATACCCCTTTCTCTATACGGATGTAGAGTTCAATTAAAATTAGTGCCATTTATCTTTACTGTAGCCCTGCCCCTTCTGGCAACGGTTACAACCAATGCGGCAACACTGCCATTCGTCAACTACAAGATGCAGGGGCCTCCTCCTCCATTCTCTATTATTAAAGAGTTTGAAATTGTAGATGAAAAGAAGACAGCGACCAAAGAGGTTGCTCCCGAAAAGCCAAAAGAAACAAGGCTAATCTGTAAAGGGTGTAATGAACATGAGAATGCTACCCTGGCATTTTTCCAGGAACGTGGTATTAAAGACAGAAACGCCCTTGCTACCATCATGGGCAATATTAGACAAGAATCAACATTCGTGCCTAATATCTGCGAAGGTGGTAGTAGGACCAGTTGGAGTAATTGCTACGGCGGTTACGGACTGATCCAATGGACATCTGCCAATCGTTATTATGGATTGGGTGATTTTGCTAAGAAGTATGGTGGTTCTCCATCATCACTTCACACGCAACTTCGTTATCTAACGACTGAGGTTCAATGGCAACGCATTGAAGACAGGATGAAAACTCCTGGTAAGTCTATCAATCGTTACATGGACTATGCGTATAGTTGGATTGGTTGGGGGCATCATGGTGCTCGCACTTCGTATGCTCATGATTATGCTAACCGACTGATCACGGTAGAGGTTTGATACAATAGAATAAATAGGGAGAGTGCTGCTTACTCTCCCTTATGATTAACTTTCAGTTTGGAAATAAAAAACCAGATAAACGAGAGATAATAAAAGTAAGTATTATCGTTTCACTCCTTATCGCAGCACTTTCAACATTTACTGGGATAAGTGAAACCAAACTCTGGGATTTGTTGGATGAGTTTCAAAGAAAACATCTTCCACTAGGTATTCTCAATGAACTCATCATCAGAGACCCAGAGAAGACCGAAAGAAGGGTTATTAGAGATGTGGACTCCGCCATTGAGAAATACTTGACGGAGAACCCAGGAGACCCTATAATACCTAAACCGAGGTTGGTTGAGAAACCACCTGACGGTAGCGAGGCACAGAAACTACTTGGTGGTGAAATGCGTCTCTGCTCTCCTTGGGTTGACGACTGCCCAAAGGACTGATATAATAAGAATATGGGCAAGTAGTTCAGTGGATCAGAACAGCGCACTTCTAATGCGTTGGTCGGGGGTTCGAATCCCTCCTTGCCTGTTGGAGTATAATGCTCCAAACCATTCCCTTATAGCTCAATTGGCAGAGCACGGAGCTGTTAACTCTGGGGTTGTTCGTTCGAATCGAACTGGGGGAGCCTGCCCTTGTAGCTCAGCTGGTAGAGCGCAGCTTTTGTAAAGCTGATGTCGCAAGTTCAAGTCTTGTCGGGGGCTTGACGGAAGTCAAATTCCGTCTTATAATCCCTTCCGTGTGGGCAAGTGTTTGGGAGAGAAATCTCCCACCGCCTGCGAAAGTAACTCAAC